TTACAAACCGTAACTTCAACGTATCCGTCGTTAGCTAGTTTAATGTGTTCGTTATACCTTGGATTTGGAACAGACCTACAAGCACTCGCTAAGATAACGATAAGCACTAAGAACAGGGCGTAAGCCAACCAAAAGTATTTGGTGTATTTTTCTTTCATAATCATATCACAAACTTAAACAAAATTCTTTTTGCCACACCACTCAACAGCGTTTCTTATTTCAACCACCCGACTAAACTCTGCGGTCTTTGGTAATCCCCGCATTAAACAAGACCTTTGAAAGCTTGTTAAGTTGTGGGAGTCGGGGGAAGTAAGACAGGTGTTTACCGTCTTTCGTATGGCTTTTTTGCGGTAGCGGTACTCAAACACCACATCCGCTGTCCAAACTCTGTTGGTCTTACAAGGGATTACTTTAATCATAGTCCTCTGGCGTGAAAGTTTCTAAGTGGCTGTAAATAGCGTAATCCGCCTCGTCTAAAACTTCTTGCTCGGTTAGTTCATCTGGCTTATCTAGTACTGTAATGCTTCTTATTTCCCCGAAAGAGTCTTTTAACTCTTCAATGTCGTACTCTACCTCACAGTCGTACCCCTTTACGCTTAGTGTTAATCCTCCAACCACTCTTTTAGTATTTGTTTTAAAATGTTCTTTGGGTCTGTGTCCTTTACAAACAGAACCCGCTTATTCCCAAGGTACAACTCCACTCGTATCACACCTTGTTCGCAGTAAAGCTTGTACTCCCCGCCAAAGTCTCGTATGTAGCTAAGTACTTCTGTTAGAGTTGAAATAGGTGTCATCTCGGTAAATCGTTTTCTAACTCAATTAACCTCTCAAGGGTGTTCATAGCCTTTTTAAGGTCTTCTAAGCGGTTGTCCTTTCGACGGACAATGTACTTAATAACGTTACCCTCAAGCATACCTAAGTTATTTGCGTGACAAAACTCGTACACATCAATAGCTAACCTTTCGTAGTGGGCGGGTTTGGTTGTGTCCTCTTCAAACTTCGCTTTCATATCTCTTTTCTCATTTTAGTTTCACTTATCCACCTGTACCCAAGTTTAAGGTAAAAGTTAGAGGCGCTTTCTGGAACGGGACAAAGCTCTATTGGTTTTTCAAAGTACTCCAAATCCCGCATTAACTTTGTTCCCCGTCCCCTCCTTTTATCCTTGACCTCAATAACCGACAAGTGTATCTTATCAAAGTACTCGACAAAGTAAAGACTAGCCCCACGTAACTTAACCTCGTAGTGCTTACAGTCCCTCTCTTGCTGTACAGTTACTTTCAACCTTTTCTTTTCTTAAATTTTCCGTTTAGTGTTTCTCTTACCCACGTTTCTCCGAAGAAGTTGTGTTCGCAATATCCGTGTTCTCCGTACTTTGCGTAAAAAGAATCTTCTAGTTTAGTTGCGCCTTTTTTCCGCAACTTTCTGTACCTTTCTTGTACTCCTTTTAAATCTAACTCAGCCATACTATTTGTAAAGTTACTATTCCAAAATATAATCTAACATCGTTTATAACAACGTCGTTTACCTCTTCGTAATCAGCCGTAACGCCAACACAAAAACCCCGAAGCCAAAATAACTTAAACATCGCCGTTGTAAAAAACTTTATTTTTAACTACTTCTAGTTCTTTTATCTTTTCGTTTAATTCATCACGAACAGAAATAAGAGAACTTAAATCTAAGAAAACGTTCCTCTTTGTTCTTGTCTGTCCTTTGTACTTTTCCAAATCAAAGTTAAACTGCTCTCCTTTTAGAACTCTTTCTCGGAACTTGTTTACTAAAATCTTTCGCAAAGCAACCTCTCTTGCGCTTCCCTCTTTTGAGTTAAGGTGCTTGTTTATTATCGACTCTATAGTTTTGATTGAGTTGTAAACGTCAGGCATCATTGGGTTTCCTTTTTTGTTTACCGCCAACATATCTCGCTTTACCACTTTACAAGCGTGCATAACAGTAGCGTGGTCTTTGTCCCCAAAGAAAGAACCAATAGCTTCAAAACTTAAAGTTGTGTTCTCCCTAATAAAGTACATTGCTATTTGCCTTGGCATTGCTACTACCTTATCCCTAGATGTGTTTGTTTTTATTTCGTCAAAATCTAAGTTAAACTCCACGCAAACTATATCAGCAATAGTTTTTACAAAGTCTAAGTTTGACATCGTTTCTTTTGCTTTTTCTACAGTCATAATAATTACTCTTCGTTTAAAAATTCTGAGTCCAAAATACTAATTTCTTTATTTAGTTCGGCAATTTTTTTAAGAATTTCTTCTTCGTCACCCCAACAGCCCCGCATAGCTTCCAAAGAAGCGATGTCACTAAGCCGTCTGTCAATCTTTTGGCGAATCTTTTTGTTGGACTTGTAACTCTTTTGCTCTGCTTTAGGAACAGTGTTGCCCCACTTGCGTTCCATTATTTTAGCAATCTCTAAACTATCTCCGCCAAACACCGAGTCGGGAGCGCTTCTTTTCCACTCCGCTTTGGTTCTTGTTTTCTTCCACTCTGAGTCTAAAAAACCTTTTGCTAACCTAACTGCCTCGTCAAAAGTCGAGACAGAAAAAATAAAAGCTTTCTCAGAGCCGTCTTCGTTGTAAATCTTTAAGTCGTAAGCTTTATTCATTATATTCCTGTAATGTAATCGTAATCATCGTCGCTGTCCCCTAAAAACAAGTTATCGCTCTCTAAGTCAGAGTCCATAACCGTAATGTTTACCTTTCCGCTCTTTAGCTCTAAGACAGGAATGTTATCACCGCTGTACGGTTTACCAACCACCTCTTTGTAAAGCGCTTTGTAAAAGTTAAAGTGATTCTCGGAGTAAATCACAATTTGTGTTGACTCCGACAGTTTTATTAATTGCTCAATAATCGGTTTCATTTTCGTTGTTGTTGTTTCTTTTTAGTCGCTCTAGTTTTCTTTTTACCTCGTAGTTTGCTTTTACTTTTTCCTTTTGGTTTACCACAATAAAAGGGTTTTTAATAACTCCGTTTTTTTTGTGGCGGTTGTTGTACGACTCCTTATCAGCCATCACGTACATATAAACAAACCCGTTATCAGCGACATACTTTGACGCTTCTTCCACGAACTTATCAAGGTTAAGCATTATCTTCATAAAAGCCCTGTCTGGGTCTTCTTTGTTGGTAAACCGCATAAAAATTTGGTTTACGTACTCTGTGTCGTATTTTTTCAAAGTTTCGGTATTTTTACTCCTAGAACAAGTTGCTCTAGTTTTGTTAAACTGTAAAGTTTCATTTGTGGCTTTAGTCTTACATTCTTATACTCAGACCCGTCAAAATACCGCATAAAAACCACGTCTTCTTTGGGTATGCTGTCAATTACCACAACCTTTTGAGATACTGGCTCAAAGTAGTACTCACCCGCTTTAAAGTTAGTTGCTTTCTCCATAATATGTTACTCTGCCCAATATATTTGACCGTGACGGATAAACAACTTTGTTCCGCTTTCGGTGTTTATTTCAGAACCTTTTCCGCTGTAGTACACAACGTCCCCAACTTCAATGTCCCAATCTATCTTTTCTGTTCCTTCTATCTTTCCCGACCCAAGCGCTAGCACCTTTCCTTTTTGGTACTCTGTCTTTACAAAGTCGGTGATAATAGTTTCCGATAAGTCGTCTACTTTCATCGGCTCTATTAAAATGTGTGTTCCAACTGGTTTTCCTTTTGTCATATTAATTTTGTATCTTTGGGCAAATATAAATAAAAGATGAGAATAACCCACAAAAAAATTGATATTTTTAAAACAATGGTGCAAGACGGTGGAAATAGCTACCGCTCTCCCGACCTTTTTGAAGCAGCTTTCCTTGACAACGGATTCTCCAAAACAAATATGTTAAAGCTACTTGGATGGAAAAGAGAGGTTTACGAAAAAAGAAGAAAGAAACTACAAGACCACATCACCGTTAAACACCTAAAGAAAATATCTAGGTTGTTGGATATGCCCGTAAAAGACGTTTTTGAACTTGTGGAAAAGAACGCCCCGCTAAACGGGATGAAGAAAAAAGAAGTGGAAGTTATCTTAGCTAGTTCGCTTTACAAGCCACAAAAGATAAAGTGGGACGGAAACGAGGATTAGCTACGCTTTGAGCCTTTTAGTCTGCTCTTTTCTTTATTTCCTCTGTTTTTAGAAGGAGACATTTTTACAAGATGCCCTGACTTAGTGTGGTGAAGGTCGTCTCCGCCCTTTCCCATAATACCTCTTTTTCTACGAGCTTTAGCTAACTCTCTACGCTTTGCTTTTTGCTCAGGTCGGGCATTAAACTTCTTGTCGTAATCTGCCTTTTTCTTTCTTGCAGCACTCGCCTTTTTAGCGTTACCCTTACCTTTTACCGTTGAGCCTGTCCTGTAGTATCTTGCTGTTCTACCTTCTGCCATATTCTTTAAAATAAATCATCTATCGGTAATAAAATACCTTTAGATGTGTTGTTATCCCCGCCTGCCACATCACGTTTTGTGCCTATATATTTGCGGCAACGGCGCTTAAGTTCTTTTGTTGATATGAAGTGAAAAGTCTTACCGAAACAAAAGCAATAGTAATCTGCTTCACTTGTGGATATTCCGCTAGGCTTTTGCCTGCTACTGTACTCAACAAATACGTTTTTAGTTTCTAGGGCTTTTAAGTCGTGCTTAACTTCAACAGATGCGTTATCAAGCAACTCACCCAACTCCTTTTCTTTCAGTTGGGCTATCTTTAAGTCAAATCGAAAGTCGCTACAATAGTCCACGCTTTAACCCCAACTTTCCACAGTTGACCCTGTTTTATAGTACCTTAATGTCCTTCCTTTTGCCATAATAATTATACCTTACCACTTAACTTTATTAGCAACAGCTTTACACATATCAATAAACTCTTCCTGACTATATTGCTGTTTACTCATATTAACTATCTTATGAACCCACTGAACATTACCTTCAATATATCCTTTAGATGAATCTATTCTATCTAATGAGGCTGTGTTTTTGTTTACTTCCATAGCATCAATATCCCATCCTGTCAATTCACATTTAAAGTCTTGCTTAATCAACAATTCTGCTAGGTACTCAAATGTAACATCCCAATCTAATCCTCTTATATCTGCTTGAGCTTGATATTTATAACAAAAAGAAATTCTAAGAACATCCTTAACCCACCCCTTATGAGAGTTACTTTCTGGTTTTTTATTGGAGCAACTTTTACATTCTTTAGCCTCATTGTAAGACATTATAGCGTAGTTGCGTCTTAAATATGATTGCTCATCACCACAGCTAGGACAAGGTTTATGCCAGCGTCCATCTTCTCCTTTATATACTTCTTTCGGCAATTCTAAAGCGGAAGCCATAACGAAAATATTAAAATCCACTTGACACGGTTACTCCAATAAGCCGCACTCATCTTTCCCTTTTGGATGTTTTTATTGTGTCGGGCTTTGAACGATTTCCGTCTTGCTTTTTCTGACTTGGACTTAGGGTTAGAGCCAGCGCCTTTAACGCCTTGTTGCCCAAATCTAATAATTTTTTCCTTTCCGCCAGAACAAGCCTTTACTATGTGTGACTTCTTTGCGTGACTTGGAGTGCGCTTTGGTTTGTTGCACTTCATCTTTGATTTATCTACTCTCTTTGCCATAACTCAACCACTGCAAGTTTCACACCCTTCAGGAGCGTCAAGGTCGCAAGCTTGTACGTTGTTTTCGGTTTGGCGCTTAAGCATTTTTTCAGCTAGGGTGTCTAAATTCGATTGCTCCGTTTTCGTTGTACTCATATATTGGTGTTTTTAAAGTGTTGTTTAAATATTCGTTTTCAGCGTCTAGTAGGTCGCACTCCATCTGCAACTGAAGGATTAAAGTACCAACAGAATCGTTAACTTCGTGAGGTTCAAGTTCCCCAGTTTTTGAGTTGTAGATTTCGATTAACACTCCCACAAAAGTATCTATTTTTAAGGTCGTTTGTTATGTTGATTCTTTGTACTCAGGCACGTCTTCAAACTCTACCGACGGCTCAATAAATTTGTTAGGGTTGTAGATAACGTTTCCAAAAGCGTACTTAGGCTCTCCGTTTATTGCCTTTTCGTAGTATCTGTTTTTATCAACGTCGTACCAAAGCTTAAAAGTTCCCGTCCTTCCAATTCCTTTTGGTTTGGACTTATGTACGATAAAGTGTGTTTCGTTTGAGTCGTAATCAACACCCGAACTATCGGGTAGTGGTTCACCCTCGATGTCAAGCGGTCTCCAAGCGGAAATCATTTGCATTCCCTTTCTAAAAAAAATCTGTCCGTACTGTATCTCACGCGGAGAAGCAGCAGGGTAGTAAGACCTAGAGACTTGCCCTTGGTTGTCTTTTATAAACCGCAACTGTTGGTCTCTTACGTGGGTGACTAAGATGTTGTGACGAGCGTTCTTTCTTGCGTCTGCCAACATTAAGTCAAGGTCTTTTCCAATAGCTCTGTCTTCACGCAAATTAAGGTCAAAGTCAAGGTAGTTGTGTGGGTCTATTACCGTTCCGTTTATTTTTATATTAAGTTCTCGCTCTATTCCTTCGACTTGGTTACAGAAGTCTTTAAGGTAAAACTCAGCGCCTTTTGTATCAAGCACGATAAAGTGGTCTCGGACAAACCGAGCCGCTTCTTGGTCAACAACACCCCCCGCTACAAAACTCTTTTTTGCTTTAATCGACATTAACTCTCCGTAGACTTGGGCTGGCGTTCCTGTTTCGGGAGTTAAAAGCACCCACTTCCAACCTTTGCTTTCGCTCAAGTTCATGCAAACTTCGTGAGTGAAGTTTGATTTTCCACTATAAGGCGCTCCGTATATGTAAGTAACAGCGGAAGGAAGAAAGGAAATATAATCGTCAGCACTTGAAAAGCCACAACTCTCTCCACGCTCGTACCCTTTTCTTTGAAACTCTTCTACCTCTTTAGCAACATCTGTCATTGTCACCCAAAGCTTTCCGACCCCAACACGCATACTAAGTATTTCGTTTTGTTTGGTCATAGAGCAAGGGCTTTTCATACCCTCTCTCAAAGAGTCTTCAACATCTTTTATTGCTAACTCAGGGTCTTCTGTGTTTTTTAGAACAGCGTTTATAAGCAACCTGTGTGCGTCGTCATAAGTCATTTCTCCCGAAGCGACCCAACCTCCGAACAGATAAGATATTCGTATTCTTACGTCGTGCTTTTCTCCTTCTATTGAGTCTTCAATTTTGCGTAAAGCTTTGTTTACGCTGTCCCAATTCTTAACGGTGTACCCGTCTTGTTGCGGAACTTTAGAAAAAACTTTTGCGTTTTGGTTTATGTAGATGTCGGGGTCAAAGGACTCGTAACAAACCCTTGATATGTTCTTTCCAGACGGGTCTATACCTTTGAACTCCTTTTCTACCTCTTTGAAGTGTTCTTTAAACTTCTTTGGGTTAGCTATCTTTATCAAAGCTTTTACCCCGTTACCCGAAGGAGACTCCCAACAAGCAAACACGTAAGAGTTGTTAGATAGTTCTTTCTTCTTGGCTTCAACGCTTTTAACGTCGTCAAAATCCAATACCATATAACCACTCGCCTCTTTTAAAGACTCGTCGTTACGCTCGGTAAAAGTTCCTGAAAAAGTAACAGAAGGTAAGTTTGCTTTTAGTGCGTTCTTTTCCTTTTTTGTTTTTGCTTTGCGAATATCAAGCAGAAGCTCCTTGCTTTTTCCTGTTTTTATCCTGTCAAGGGCAGTCTTAACGGTTATGGTGTAGCCGTTTTTAACTTCCTTGATATTCTCGTACACGCTTATCTTTTCGTTCAACTCTATTTGCTTTTTGAAAAAAAAATTGCCCTCTTTTTACAGAGGCTTAGATACCCAAGAAAGATACTCGTTACACTTAGAAACGATAGTATCTAGGGTCATGGATTTGTCAACCTTAAATAGTTGTGCCACTCTCTTTGTTACACCCATTCTAACGATAAGGTGTTCCGACTCTTTGCCCCACTTGTCAATTCCGCTTTTGTAGCTGTCTGGAATATCGCAAAGGAACTCAAGGTACTTTACAAGCGCATCGTTACGGGATACCCCGCTGTTGTAGCTTTCTGTTTCAACCGCACACTCTAAAGCGTTGAGTTTAAACATACCCGAAATAGACTCCCAAGATTTAGTGTTGTCCTTCTTTTTGAACCCACCACCACCGAAACTTGGTTTCTCGTTTACCCGCTTTATCTTTGTTTTGTCTTTTGTGTACTCTAAGATTTTTCCCTCTTGCATCCAATCGGGAACTATCTCTTTTGTTGTACCAATAGAACCAACGTCTCCGTTTTCAAACTCGATAGTGCGGTAGTAAATCGTTCCGCCTTGGGGGTTATTCCAAGGACGGGACGACTCTTCTACTCTCGTTATTTTTGACTTAGGCATA